ATGAGCATACAGAAGCCGTGGCTTCGCTTAGAACGCGGTATTCGTCTACAGAAATTTCGCACCTATGCAAATGCATATCCAGGATTAACACCAGAAGAACAGGAAAACCTTTATAAGGTTTTGATGAAGGCGAATGACGCCAAGCTCCTCAATACAAAGCAGCAGATAAACTACGAAAATGGTGTTTTAACTGCAGTAAGAGGTCTTAAGGTAGTCAAGAGCGGAGATCCGACGAAGCCAGCAGTGTTCAAAATTGATATTCCAAGACCTACAAAGAAGAATATAGAGGAACCGCCTAAACTTACGCCAGCAATATAGAATTAAATGGATTCTATAGAGATGGTCTACACGGCCTGTACAAAATGGTTAGACGATTTGATACAAGCCCATCCCATGCCGCTCGTCGATAGTTACGACGCAGCAACATGGTTTGATGAAGTGGTGAAAGATGCTTTGAAAATCTTTCTAGAATACGGGTTCCAGACCGACCGCGCACGCAATGACGCGATGATTATCCTACGTGGTTTGTTTTATGAGCATTATTTATTTATGAAAGAATTTTCTGCTACCCAGATTAAACCGAACCCAACAGCACAGGCGCGACTGGAAGCGGCGCCCCAGTCTTCACAGAAATCCGCGGCATGGCATGCGGAGTCCTACAATATGATTTCAGGGCATGAATTCGGTGCAATTTGTGTAGGAGGTCCAGCTGAACGTAAAGCAGTGATTGAGAAGAAGTGCGGTCCGCAAATTACAGTCCTAGCGGATGCAGCAGATAGTAAGACTGTATATGTAACGTCAGAGGATGGAACACTCAGTCCGTTTAAATGGGGCTGGAGGTATGAACCGGTCGCACGCGATGTATTTGAAGCTCATCATGCTGAAGGGAAAGTAGTCGATACGTTAGGTCGCTTAAGACATACAAAGCTACCTCGTTTGGGTGCAAGTCCTGACGGTCTGATTATTACAGGCCCCCGATGTGGCCGGCTCGTTGAGCTGAAGTGTCCGTCCAGCCGCACTCTAGATGGCACTATACCAATGCGTTATTATTGTCAGATGCAGTTACAGGCCGAGGTCTGCGATGTAGATGCAGTCGAGTACTTTGAAATAGCCTTTGCTTCAGTGCCTGTTCTAACAGATGATCTTCAAAAGAAGACACATTTACCCTATGTTGGAAAACTCTGTGTGATCGCTAATGAGAAAGGTGAAGCAGAATCGTACCAATACAGTCCTGTGTATCCGGCTACAAAAAAAGGTATTTCAGATGCCAATAAGTGGACCCCTTCTGGAACTATCCTTGAAACCTGCTGCTGGTATGTGAAGGATTCTCATCATAGCACTGTGCTTAGAAACAAGCGATGGTGGAATGATGTTGGGCTTCCCTCGTATAAACAATTATGGGAAGAGATTGATTTAGCACGTGCGTCAGGCAAATTTAAGCGGCAGCCATTGTTTATCGATGATAAAACGACAGTGGCCAGCGACCGGTCATCTGTCGATGGCGAAGTCGTAAAGGATGGGCGCACCAACGTCGGTAGCGGAGTCTTTCTCGGTATAGATTCTGAAACCGAACAAGACCAGCAGTAATATCTTTGGACGGCTCAGGATAAAAACGCATAAGTCGGCATTCTTCTAACAAATGTATATTGAATACACTTATTCCTGGAACATATGCCGTGAAACCCGTACCAACTGCGCGAGTTAGCATGTAGATAGGTTTTTCACCGCTCATACCATACATAACTTCTGTATGGTAACTATAAATACAAACGGATTTTGGTCGTCACGGCCTCTAACCGTTTCTTCTCGTTGAAACTCCTCTTGAAATCCTTCTATAACTGCCTTATCAAACTGTTCTTCTCCTACATGATCTTTTAGTACTTCAGCAATCAGCTGGACTGGTGTACACCCCCTATATCGCCTAACCCGTCTATAAAGTCTAATCTCAGATCTGAGTATTTGTACTTTATCATCAAAGAAAGCCAGGCAATCAGGAGTGGAAGGCAAAGGCATATCAGCAACATGTAGGCAGTTACAGAGGTCTTCGTACGTTTTAACCTTTAATCCCGTCCTAGCTGCAAATCCACGATGAAATCCAACCTTAAAAGGATTTACGTCCATAGACATAAGATTTAACATCGTTTTTACAAGTTCGACCATAACCGCACTGCCGTTATTGCTGTACAGAAACGCTCCATAGACTTTCCCATCTTTAACAGCCTTTGATACTTCGTCTAAAATCAATTGTATATTCGAACGAAGTAGCCAGATTTGTCCAGCCTTGTCTGCTTCTAACAAGAGTGGCGCCAACGTCTCAACTCCTAGCGCCTTTACGAAATAGTAGGCAGGCGTAACATTTGCCAGACAATCATCCATATCGAAACCAATCCATTTGATTTGTGCCATACAGTTCAAACTGTATAGCATAAATTCATATCAATTTTTTTAAGCGTCAACTGGGGCACACTGTGTAGATGCAGGGTAGTCACCACCGCCTTCAGGCATATTTCCTACACCGTTCCAAGGTGTATAGAAAGTTCCTACAAACTCGTGATTAGGTGCTGAACAACTATCGGGATACTCGTGCTGGTAGTTATTTGTACGCTGCAAGTAGTTCCGGGTCTTTTTCAAACTCTCACCTATGTCACTGCGATAGCATGTTTCGGAAGTCATCTTTGCCCAACGGCTTTCTGCTTCAGGCAAACTCATAGCAGGAAGGGCCGCGGACATGACTAGTTTCTCAGCGCCGATATTCATGGCTGCCGCTGGGCTCAGGACCGAATTGTCTTCGAACCCACCTGGTGCCACCGTCGGTACAAAGTAGGATGCTGGTATGTTATCAAATCCTTCCCAAGGCTTAGGCTTTAGCAAAACGTAGGCTATAGCTACGCCAATAATTAATAAGAAAGCAAGAGTTATGCCTAAAATCATTCTACTACTACCAGCGACAAAATTGACCTGCGTTCACCCCTTCCCCAAATTTCTTAGTTATAATGGAGAATAATATGCAAGTGATGAAGCGTGACGGCAGGAAGGAAGATGTGGCCTTCGAAAAGGTGCAGGAACGTATTGCGAAGGCGGCCGCGGGGCTCCATGTAAATGTTGCCAAGGTTGCACAGGGTGTTCTAACCCGTATTGTAGACGGTATTACGACTACGGAACTCGATAATATTACTGCAAATCTTGCGTACAGCTGGTCGACCACTCATCCCGACTATGCAGCGCTAGCAGCACAGATTGCGATTAGCAATCACCAGAAGAATACACCGGCTAATTTCCAGGACGTCGTGGCTCGTCTGGATGCTGTCAAGGACCGTACGGGCGAGCCGGCGTCCTTGCTGGATCCAGCATTCGTAGCCGCAGTCAATACAAATGCTGCCGAAATCGAACAACATATCGACTACAGCCGCGATTATCTTCTGGATTATTTCGGTTTCAAGACCTTGGAGAAGGCGTATCTCCTCCGTGATACGGACCGCAAGGTTTTAGAGCGCCCGCAGCATCTGTGGATGCGTGTAGCGCTCGGTATCTGGACGAAGGACCTGCCGAAAGCGTTCGAGACATATGACCTTCTCAGCAAGAAGTACTACACGCACGCAACGCCCACGCTCTTCAATGCGGCTACGAAGCGGCCGCAGCTGTCGTCCTGCTTTCTTCTAGCCATGAACGACGATAGCATTAAGGGAATTTACAAGACGCTAGAGGACTGTGCGCTCATCAGTCAGTATGGTGGTGGCATCGGTCTCCACATTTCAAACATTCGCGCAAAGGGCGCGCTCATTCGTGGCACGGGTGGTATCTCAAACGGTCTTGTGCCTATGCTTCGTGTGTTTAACAATACGGCGCGCTACGTCGACCAGGGCGGTGGTAAGCGGAATGGCAGCTTCGCAATGTATCTGGAGCCCTGGCACGCTGACGTTGAGGAGTTCCTAGAACTCAAGAAGAATACGGGGTCAGAAGAGGAGCGCGCACGCGACCTCTTCTATGCAATGTGGGTACCAGACCTCTTTATGGAGCGCGTAGATACGAATGGCGACTGGACGTTGTTCTGTCCGTCAGAGGCACCAGGCCTAGCCGATGTTGTTGGCGACGAGTTTAAGGCTATCTATGAGCGATATGAGCGCGAGGGGCGTGGCCGTAAGACGGTTAAGGCACAGAAGCTCTGGTTCCACATTCTGGACTCCCAGATTGAGTCAGGAACACCCTACCTTGTGTATAAGGACGCTGCTAACCTCAAGTCCAACCAGCAGAACCTTGGCGTAATTAAGTCGTCCAATCTGTGCACGGAAATCATCGAGTATTCTAGTCCTGAGGAGACGGCGGTCTGCAATCTTGCCAGCGTCTCCTTGCCCGCCTTCGTCAACAATGGCCAGTTCGATTTCAAGAAGCTACGTGAGGTTACAAAGATTGTGGTGCGTAATCTCAATAAGGTCATTGATATCAACTACTATCCAGTTCCTGAGGCGGAGCGGTCAAATACGCGTCATCGCCCGATTGGTCTCGGTGTCCAGGGCCTCGCCGACGTATTTGCTATGCTCAGCCTGCCTTGGGAGTCGCCAGAGGCCACAGTGCTGAACAAGCGCATCTTTGCACATATGTATTATGCAGCGGTCGAGGCCAGTGTGGACCTCGCTGTAACAGAAGGGAGATATGAGACATATGTAGGAAGTCCAGCAAGCAAGGGTAAGTTCCAGTTCAATCTATGGAATGTAGATCCCATTCAAGATGAGGGGCTTGATTGGGATTTGCTTGGACACTATCTTAGTAGGATTGGCATGCGAAATTCCCTCCTTATTGCTCCTATGCCAACCGCCTCAACCAGCCAAATCCTCGGTAACTGTGAGTGCGTCGAGCCGTATGCCACGCACATCTTTACCCGCCGCACCCTTGCCGGTGAGTTCATTGTACTCAATAAGCACCTCGTCAAGGCACTCTTGGACCGTGGGCTCTGGACCGCCGAACTCAAGGATGCGGTGATTGGAAACAATGGTAGCGTTTCAGGCCTTGCTGCTGTACCCGAGGATCTTCAGCGGATCTTCAAGACGGTGTGGGAGATTAAGCAGAAGACACTGATTGATATGGCGGCGGACCGTGGTCCCTATATCTGCCAGAGCCAGAGTCTCAATCTGTTCCTAGCAGATCCTGACTACAAGAAGTTGAGCAGTATGCACTTCTATGCTTGGCGCAAGGGACTGAAGACAGGTATTTACTATCTCCGTACTCGCGCTGTAGCCCAGGCACAGAAGTTTACGGTCGAGCCGACACAAGCTCCCCAGGCCCAGGAACCACAGGAGTGTGTTATGTGTTCTTCATAAAAACAAAACGCACAAGTAAAATGATTTATTGCAAGTATTGTAAAAAGGAATTTAGCACAAATTTAGAACAAATTGCCCACCACAAGTCAGATTGGCACCGTAATAATTTGAAACTCTTACAGGAAGGTAAAGACTTGCTTTCTTTAGATGAATATATTGAAATATTACCTATAGCAGCTAATTTAAAAGATATGGATAGACGGTATTGGTTTAAATACTATCTCACTAATAAATACGATAAACCTAGTAATTTCGCAAATTATGTGTATAACCGTTATATTTCAAAAGATTTTTGCACACGAGTATTGGATGTAGGATGCGGTAATTTACGCGATTCTATATTTTTTTCAAACATGAAGTGTTTAGTAACAGGCATTGAACTAGCAGAGTCTATGCCGCAGCCACCTTCAGAGATAACAGTCTTACAAGAAGACTTTTTTACAGCGGCTGATAAAGTAAAGGAATTACAGGATATTGTTTATATGCGCTTTTTTCTTCATTCAATTCCTTATAATAAAGGAGCTCAGGCAGTTCGACTAGGACAAAGTCTGTTAAAACCAGGAGGACTTTTATGCATTGAGGTTCGCTCTACAGATGTATCGAATATACAAGATGAATATATTAAAGACCATTCACGTTGGTTGTATAGTTTAGAACAGCTGAAGGAAATTCTTGCCTCTTTCGAAATTGTAGAAATAAGCGAAGACAAAGATTATTCTTTAACACCAACAGAAAATCCTGTATTACTTCGAGCAATCGCTAGAAAAAAGGAACAAGTAAATATGTATGAAGCATCTAAAAATTACCCTCTTTACAGAGCAGTAATTGAAAAGCAGAAAGATTATTTGCAGATATCTTATACTGATTTAACTAAATTTAACAAACTTGTTGAAGAAAACAATATTACGTACACAGCAGTTGGCGGATCAATTCTTGGTTTACAAAGACATGGTGGGATAATACCTTGGGATGCAGATATAGACATAGGGTTGACTGAGGATAACTTTATGAAGTTAATGGCTTTAAAGCATGGTTTTAGGGTGCGTCCCCATACAAAGAATAAACATTATCATTTAGGAACTCTTGATATCTTCCTTTTAGAGAACAAGGGTGATTGGTATGAAGGTGAAAACGAAACGTTTTGTCATACAACAGAATATACTACTATCAAAAAACACACGTTTGGGAAAACGCACATTTATGCGCCTTCAAACTCTCTACTCACTTTGGAACGCAAATACGGCAAAGATTATGCAAATTATGGAATGGTAAAGGGAAAAGAACAATTCGCATTAGTAAAAGAGGACAGAGTTTGCTTTTAGCCCCTCTTCGTAAAAACTGATACTGGATTTTTCCAAACCCATAGTAATTAGAGAATGAGATTTTGCCCACTCTGTAATTACTATCTGTACTTGAGTTCACCCGACGACGGTGTAGTAAAGCATCTATGCAAGAATTGTGGGTACAATGAGGCGCTGAACCCAAAGTCTAAGGAAGAGTCGCTTATTTTAGAGACAAATTTCCGCAGTGGTAGCAGTGCAGGCGGTGCTGCTTCCGGTATTACGATTAACGACTTTACACTGAAGGACCCTACACTTCCCCACGTCAAGACACTTCGTTGCCCAAATACAGGCTGCCAAAGCAATGTAGATGAGAAGCTACGTGATGTCATTTACATTAAGACAGACCCTACAAATCTCAAATTCCAATACGTTTGTACAGTTTGTAAAACACAATGGACAAGTTAAGGAAGATGCCTCCGGTAGGTGAACTTAAAAAAATTGTTAGCTTAGTCGATCGCAGTGACTTTGACCAGTATATGTATCCCCAAAACTCAGAGCATACAAAGTTTCAACCTGCCGTAAAGCCATATCATAACTATACAAAGGAGACAGTAACATGGCCTTTTGTAGGAAGTCCAGAGTGGGGAAAGCGCATCACGTTTGAAGTGCCCTGGCCATGGGAGGGTGATTTTTTGAATTGGGTTACTCTCAGACTAAAACCGCTATCTTGGATACCACAAGATGTCCAGCAACATCTTGGACCGACCTTGGGCGATTGGACTATTACCGAGGGCAATTTCTATGTATGGGCGAATAATCTAGGTTCTTCAGCAATTGCTTTAGCAGAGATGGAAGTGGACGGTGTTATTGTTGAACAATTCAGTGGCGATTGGATAAACGTATGGAACCGAACAAATCATACGGTAAGTAATGCAACTGGATGGGATGATGCAACATTGGGTTCATATACGCAGACACCTTCAATCAATAACACCTGGCCTAGCGAAGATGGTTATATTTATTGTTTTCTTCCATTTTGGTTCAGTCGTTGGGTCAATACAGCTTTTCCTTTAGTAAGTGTCAAGGGTCCTAGAACCGTGCGTATCCATATCACTTTGAGACCCTTCTTAGAGGTCATACAAAAACTTAATGGTCCTTTAGCATGCAATGAAACTCCTTTGAATACAACTTTTATCGTTCAGGGGCCTTCCCCAAATACAGGTAACTACTTTTCAATTACAACACAAGGAGGAGTACCAGCGTTTGAAGCAGCAGATATTCTAGCAGGTATAAGTTTTATAGAAAACCCTCTTCGCCAAGCCTATATTGAGCAACCTCATGAACTTATGATGAACCCAGTAACTGAAATAACCTATGGAGAGCCGCTAAAATACGTCTTAAGTAAAACAGTTGATGGGATAAATGTACAACTTCCTATAGTTGGTAATGGACCATTAAAGCAGCTAATTTTTTTTATAAGGCGTAAGGCGGTGTCAGAATACAATGAGTGGACTAACTATAGTAACACTAACACACAAGATGCCGACCCAATATGGAACCCTGTCAAGCCTCTCTTAAAACATGCTGTTCTCCAAGTGGGTACAGCGACTTGGGCAGATGAAGGAGAACAATGGTGGCGCTCAGCAGCGAATACACCTATGCCTGGAGGCGTACGTGGATACGGTTCATATATTTATGGATACAACTTTGCTGAAAAACCTACAGAGTTCAACCCATCAGGCACATTAAATCCTGATCGCGTAGACATGCGTCTCAACCTTACAGTAAATCCACCGAATGGACCGAGTGATGGTGAGTGGACTGTTTCTGTATTTCTAGTGACAACAAATTGGATGCGTTTCGAAAATAGTATTGCGAACCAGGTGTTTATGGACTAGCGTCCCATAAACCTACAGACCCTACCATAATTCCTAAAGACGGATGGTTCATAACATCCTGAAGCAACAAATAATGTATATGTAGTGCTTCAGCATGCTGTCCCTCACCATAGTTCGTGGCAAAGACCGTTTTATGCAGTGCCCCTTCGTCCTTTGGCAAGTTTCCA